GTCTCTGGCATAAACTTTATGACATTATCAAATGAATCAGGTATATCTTCATATTTATCGTATTCGTAAAGAATACCATCTTTTAGTATGACAAATAAATGTGCCATTAGTTTAAGTCAATCCTTGGAGCAGTTTGTTTCATGTTACCATCAGAGGCAATATTTGTCGAACCACCAACAAGAAGATTGAAATTGCCTGAACAATTTAAATCCATATTTCCTCGTGAACCAATATAAACATCACCACCTGCCATCTTTAAGTTTCCATGCGCATGAACAAGAGCATCACCACCAACTGCTATAGAAGCGTCTCCACCAATCTCAACGTGAGCTCCAGATCCAACACTCAACCTCGCATGACCACCAATTTTTATATCACCATTTTCTTGAATAGTAAGTGTTAATCCACCCTTCAAATAATCTTGTTTATTTGCTACGCACACAGATACAGATTTTCCATCATCTGATATCTCGCTATATGTACCAGAAGGGTGTTCAACTCTATATCTCTTAGCACCATCAGTATCATCCATAGTGGTTCTAATACCACCAGGTGTTTCAGCTACACTAACTTTTGAATATTTAGCGTTGAAAGTTGTTTCTGGTAATCTTTCATCATCTCGTTTAATGGCCATTTTAACCCTTCTTTAAACTTTGTATTTGAGCTGATATATTTTCTCTCAATTTTATACTATCTGTTTTAATTAGACTAACATGAGATACAAGTTTATTGGATCCAGTGTCGGCTATCTTAATACCCAAGTCTACTATTAAGTTACACTGTGAAGTGTATAAACTTTGATTTTTAAGAGTATCTGTAGATTTTATAATCTTTGATGAGTTAGCTCTATACGTTGCTGCATCTGAAGGTTGTATAGAGTCTATTGTCTTGATAACTTGATTAACAATATCTAATAATGTTATTAATTGTAATAGTAGATTGTTATTATTATCTTGTTTTTTATTCTGCGATATCTGACTTAAAACTTGTTGAAAAGCAGCAGCGCCAACCATATTTAAAGCTTTTCCTGCTGGAGAGTTCTGAAAACTTTTCATCATACCAAGAGCTCCGGCTCCAAGTGTACCAGCTGCATTTAGAGGATCTACTTTTTTTATCTGGTCTATAGCATTTGATCCCGTCGGTATTTTTGTAGCGAGAGTTTTTAGATCACCAAACTTAGAAGGACCATTAGCTTCTTTCTTAGCAAACTGCGTAAGACCCTTAGTATCAAGTTTTCTTTCACCAGTAGCTGATACGATATATCTTAAATCTTCTGTCTTAATATTAAACTTGCCTGGATCTTTTGATATTCCACTGGGAATATCTCTTCCTACTTGGCTCAAGCTTCCATGTTTGCCTGCACCCGGTGCAGTCGCTAAGATATACGGTATCTGTTTATCATTATCGATGAACATACCAAGAACACGTGTACCCTTCTGATAAGCAGGAGTAGCACCAGCACCATCTTTAGATGCACAAGTTACAGGAAAAAGAGGGCGTGCATATCTAAGTTCACTATCTTTAAGTTCTGTCTGGTCACCCATGATTCTAATCTTGGCACGACCAGATTTTTCATCATCGTTTTCAACATCAACTATTTCTGCCCAGAAGAAATTCATGTATTAAGTTCCTTTATTATAACCACCCTTAGCCAATTCTAAGATTGTTGTAGCTTTAGGTTTAGCATTATACATTTTTATGTGGTGTCTAAGATTTACAACAAGCATGTCACCACCTACTGGTGAACCAGATTGCGCTGTCGTCATGTCTCCGATTGGTTGTTGTATATCTGCACTAACACCTTTACCAACTGTACATTTTATTCCAGAGTCCATTAGAACTTGTATCGTGCATTGTGGTCCATTCTTTACTTCTTGAATAAATCTTTGTTCGTCTGCACTCTTTTCTGCTTGCACTGAGTTCTTTTCTAATCTCTTATCGTGAGGTATGATAGTTGTAGATCTTGGTTTGCCACTGCTACCATAGTTGTCATTAACAGTAAATTGACCAGCCTTCTTACCTTCGGAAGGATCTTTAACTTGACCCTTATTAAATTTTGCTTCAGATGTACTATATGTACTAACCTGTGCAGACTTTCTTGAATTCATAACATCACCGATATCAAATCTACCACCGGGACTAAAAGATGTTGTTTCTTGGAAACCAATTATATTATAACTTTGGCCTTCCATATCTTTTATGTTCGAACCTTGTGTAGACTTATGAGTAAATTTGGCTGTTGGTGATAAGTTATCAAACAGTTCTTCTAGTTGTTTAAAGATATAATTTCCTTCTTTATCTTCGAAGAAACAATATGCTCCAGTTTTATACTTGTCTCCAGTTATTCTAGTTCTTATACCGTGTATTGCTTCAAATGGATTTAAGTTCGAGACAATATATGGTTCATTCTCGCCAATCATACCTTTACTGCTAGATGCATCTAAGTTTCCTTTAACACCTAATTCATCAAATATCTTTTTTACAGCATCTGAACCGGTTATATTTTTAAATGATTTTTGTACTGTAGTTGTTTTATTTTTTAGAAATATTTCACTAACCAAGTTTAGTTTCAATGCTTGTATTCTCATGTTCTGAGATGAGTTTCCATTTTCAGGCGAAAGCACTTTGAATTTTGCTGTATAAATTTCACCGGCTGCTTCGATACTCATTTCAACATCTTCATTGCCTTTTATCTGCAAGTTTTTCATGACATTGTTTGTATCAGTGATAGTAACTTCAGCAGCTCTGAATGGTTTAAAGATACTTTCATAGATCGATAGCTCGTATACGTACGGAGCTAAGTCTGTACCATTTACTGATAGTTGTCTTATAGTAACTTCGCCGGGAGTTGGCATACTCATGGTATTAATCCAATAACTTTACTCTTAGTGTTTCTGCTACTTCTAAAGCAAAATTAGAATCTAACAACCTTATAGATTTATTTTTCTCATTTTTTATTCTTTCATATTCATAGCAGCTGACAGAAGTCCAATAGATTGTCTCATCACTTGGAATATTCTGAGCTAATACTTCACTACTAGAAATTTGAGCTATAGTGTTAGAAGAAGTTTCTATAACATAGTAGTTATTTGCTATATCACCATCAATATTTTTTATAGTTAAAACAGTGCTATTCGAAACAATGACTTCAGCGTTTGCTGAAATTTCAGAGGTTGCATAGTTTTGTTTTATAGTTAGTAACTCACTAGTAGTAAACGCATTACCAGAAACGAAAGAACTTAAGTTTAATTTAACTATCTTGTTAGTATTAACAATCCAATCTTCTTCTCTTAGTTTATAAGAGACAGCAATAGGACTATCTGCAAAATTAGGTGTATAATATTTCTTTAAAACGTTTGGTAAATTGTTTTCATAATACGATTTTGATATTTCTGGTAATTCACCAAACCAATCTAACTGGTAATATTTTACTCTCTTCAAAGCTTTTTCATACGAACCATACTTTTCTACTATCATTTTATTGAAATCATTTTCAGAAATATACCATCCATAATATGGATCAACAATTTCATTTTGTAAGTAGATTAACCATTCATATGCAGGATCACTGTAATAAAATTCGGATACTTGATCTGGTCTTAAATCGTTCTCAATCTCATATAGATAAAATAAGTTTTTTCTTCTCAAGATTTTTTGAGATAGAGTAACTCTTTTTGTTATATCAGTACATGTTGTATCATTGTACACTGTATTTGGAAATTTTGTAAAATATGTTTCCATAATTATTAATACCTAGGTGCAGTAGCAGTTGTACCTACGGGCATAAATCCATCCATAGTACTACCGTCTACTATCTCTTGTTTCTGTTGAGTTTGTTTTACTATTTCACCAACTAAATTCGGTATTCTTGAAGAAACAGTTTCAAACCTAGCGTTATTCTGGACGTTTTCATTTCTCCAAGTGAAGAACGTAAACGTAACAGGTATTTTTATAATGCTATTTGTGTCTCCCCAATTTAAAGGGATATCACCAATAGATATTGGGAAAGCTTCGTCCATAACATAGTGACCAACAATATAACCTGCATTATCGTGCACTAACAAATCGATAGTTGATCTATATTCAGACTTATATTCTAATAAAAACTTAGAGTTGGTACTATTGTTAACATCATAGTCCATGATGCTACTGACCCAAGTCTGAAAGAAATCATAGTTCTTTCTCTTTGAATCAAAGTAAATGTTAAATGTAGCATCTGCAAATGATACGGAGTATGGTCTTTTTTCCATAGGACCATACCCATATCTTCTAATTTCATGTGTGTTTAGATTAACACCTGGAATAGCCGCGCTTGAACAAAAATATTCTAAAGTTCTGGCACCATCTACCAAGTTTGCTTTTGTTTCTTCATTATAATTTTGAGTAGTTCTAAGAATAGGTGGTGGTGTTATTAACAAACGAAACTTATTATTCTGGACTAGTCCACCAGCTTCATTTACTCTTGATACAAAGTTTTGTACGTTAAATGCCATTAGATCTTACTCATTGAATCTGCCCAAACTTTATCTTTTGATTTACCAACAAATCTCTCTGTTGGTAACATTATTGCTTTATCCCAATCTTCTGGGCTAACATACTGAAAGTTTGATACAACGTGACTAAACAAGTATCTCTTCACACAGGGCTTAAACTCTTTAAACCTACCTGCAGCATTTAAAAGTTCATAGTTAATTTTAAGCTTTGTTGTACTATCATATTTCTTATTATTTATAGTAGAATACAAAGAATCCATCAGTTTGGCTCTTGTATATGGTGGTATATAATGTAAGTTGATTCCTAAGAACCCATCTTTGTAAAAGTTAATTGGAAATATAAGAGGGAACCTATCGTAATAAGGCAGAGTTCCTTTTGTTTTAGGATCATAAAAGAACATAAACATTTGACCAATAGATGCCGGACTCATCTGTGGACTATCAAAAGAAGTCTGCATCAGTTTTTTTGCATTAACTGATTTAATGTTGTTAGCCTGTGTTCTGAACCACTCACGTGAGTCAGCAATATCATTCTGTGATATGTTTGCTCTACTAGCTTGCTTTGATAACTTCTGAAAGATATATGCCATTAGTATTTTATGTTCAACTCTTTTTCTGTTAAGATAAGAAACTGCC